TCAAACAACTCACTCACAAGAGAATTACTTAAGGTTTCTCTTAAGGGTTCTATAAGGGATTGCACGCCAACAGGTGTCACCCCTCCCTCTGTATTTGTCACCCCTGACGCTGTATTTGTCACCCCTGACGCTGTATTTGTCACCCCTGTCTCTGTTTTTGTCACCCCTGCAAGTTTGACGAAGTAAAGATTTGACTTGTAGTGATTTCGGGTCGGTGCTTGTTGGTAGTGAACTTCAAGCTCACCAATCTGCACTAAGTATTCGATGTCTCTTTGAACCGAACGCTCCGATGCGTTGACCATCTTTGCCAAAGTTGCAAGCGAGGGCCATGCGCCTAATTCGCCCTGATGATCTGCTATTGCAAGAAGAACCAGTCTTGCCCTGCCGTCAGCTTTGGACTCACGCCAAACTGCATTCATAATTTCAATGCTCATCTTCTAGCCCTCTCTGCTGCCTCAAGTATGTATTTCCCTGTTTCGTGATACACACAGTTCCTCAAAATTTGACGCTTGTTTGCCAATTTGTATTTTGATAAATCAACACCATGCAATTCTTGAAGTTGTGGTATTTGTGCCTCACGCAATTTCTCGACCTTGACTTCTCTATCTGGAATGTCAAAGTTTGACCAGTAAAGATGGCGGTCAATTTTCTTAGGGTTTCTCATTGCCCCATAAAAGGGGTTGACATTCTCGACAACCCAAAGACCCTTAGCGTAGAACTCGAGAAACACAATTTCTTCATAAAGGGTCATGTCAGGGTATTTTGGTTTTACTCCCCTGAAACGAACGCCAATGTTATGCCGAAAACTCGAGTGCGATTGGCATGGTGGAGAACTCCAGATGAAGTCAAATTCTTGATAGTGGTCTAGCAGGAATTGGTGAGCGTCTCCGACTATTACCTGATCAGTTGGATACAGGTCTTTATAGACCTCGGCGATTTGTGAGTCGTATTCCACAGCAGTTATCTGATGCTGTGTTCCCCAAGACTTTCTGTTTCCGCCAATTCCGGCGTATAAATTTAATATCTTCAATGTTCCTCAATTCCTCGGCAATCGCTTAGAATTGAGACTGCCGATAGTCCAGTTATCGGTGAGGGTCAGATTTCGGTCTGGCCCTCTTTTAATTTTACCCTATGCTCACCTTCTGAAAGGCTGCCTTAGCGGTCTTGTCTCTCGCTCCGCCTGCCCAACGGCCTGCATGAAAATAGAGTTTCTTCATTGCGTCTAGTTGGTCTTGAGTGCGCTTGCGTTCTGACAGGTGTTTCTTTTCTTCCCTTGCCTCGATGTTCAAGGCTCGCTCTCGCATCTTGCGAGCTAATTCCTCGATGTCCATTCTTGCCCCTTCTTAGATTAGGTAATTAGGAGGGTCGGTTTCCTTCTTCTCCCCTGCCTCAGTCAATAGATACCACTTCATCTGCACCCTGTCAAAATACGGCGTGTCAAAGCCATCCCACTTGCCTAGCTTCCAGCCCATGTCTCTGGCTTCGGTAGCCATTGCCGGATCGGACTCCATTGCAAAGTTCAACTCAGGGCAAACACGCAAGAAATTGTCAAATCTGTCCATGGCCTTTGAGCCACCCATGCCCCTATTAGCCCTGTGATGCGTTTGTAGGCCATTTGTAGCCCCGCAGTGGGGGCAGTAGGGGTGAGCCTCGACAGCCCTTCTAATCGCATCCTGACGCTTCACAGACGGGTTTCCTGCCCCATAAGTTTTGCCTGTGTCGCAAGCACCATAGAAGCCGTCTCAATTGACTTGACCTTTTGCTTGATGCGGTTAAGCTCGGCCTTCCTCAAATCCCTCGCCAGCCTCAGATCAGCCGACTCTAGTTTGGCAATGGCTTCTCTATCTCGGACAGTCCCGGCAGCTTTGATGTAAGCCTTCTGCTCGGCTAGGTCTAAGTCATACTCGGCTTCAGCTAATGCCTTCTCAGCCTCGAACAGCGCAGTCGAACCCTTAGAGTTCTCCGCTATCAGTTCCGCTAGTTGTTTCTGGATTTCCTGTATCACTCAACACCCCTAACAGAAGCTCGATGAGTTCCCTGTTCCAGAACTGAGCTTCACTTTCCTGTCCTCGAAACCTTGCCACCAGATACGCCTCCTCCAGCTCTTGTAGTTTGGCTCTCTTCAAATCGCTGAGCATAAAGTTTCAACCCTTCTAGGACTTCCTGAGAAGCGTTGTTGGCTTTAGCTTGTGCATAAAGGTCTCGCAGTTCTTCGATTGTGCCAAGACTACCAGCTCTTTCGAGCCAATCCATTCTTGCAACCTTTTCCATTTCTTCCCTGCTTGGACGCTTTGAACCTGAGTAGATGTAGTTAGCGAGCGCACGACCAATCGAAGAAGTCTCGCAGCGTTCTAAAGCGAACGCATCGGAGTTTGCCTCACTTGCCCAACCCGTTGTTTTAGGTAAGTCGGTGGCCTGATCGCCAGCGGTCAAGTAAATTCTTGTTTCAATAATCCATAGCGATGAGTCTTTACTGTGATTCAGGGTAATAATTCGAGCATCAGAGTTCTTCTCATCAGCCCAGAATGTTTTGAGTCTTTCCTCAACAGTTGCGTATTGTGACAAATCAAACCTAGCCATTATTTCTTTCCCTTCTTGACTACTAGATAGGGGAGACCTTCTCCCTTTGCCTGCCTCGATGCTATGCGAACTTTCTGTCCGTCAACTTCCATGTAGGCGTGTTTAGCTCGACCCATTGCATCGAGAACCTGTGACTTGATTAGGCGGAGTTCTTCGGCAGCCTCGTCGTATTTCGCCTGTGCGTTTGCAAGGTAGTGCAGCGAGTCAATCTCAACCTCGGTCTCGTCAATCAGCGGGTGCTGGTAACGGACAGCCTCATAAGTTGACTCCGAGCCATCCCACTCAGGTCGTTGGTCTGCGAACATACAAGCCTGAAAGTCAATCGCCTTCTGTCTGGCAATGTCAATCTCAAAGTCATCTCGCTCAATCCAGTAGTCGTGCCAAGTCATTCCTGCGACTGCAACCAAAGCGGCTTTCTTGAGTCCGAGAATGTCGAGATACCACTGCACCTGAGCGTAGTAACCAGCGGGCAACTCCTCCCAAGTCTGTCGGCCTGTCTTGACCTCAATCACGATCCACTCACCTGTTTCCCGGTGACGAGCCAGCGCATCAGGGTTGGCGTGACGGAACGGAATTAGGGCATCTTGGTAAGTGCCAGTCAGGAAGACTTCATACTCAGGATGCTCCTCTGACCAGAGCTGAAGAATTGGCAACTCGAACGCCTTGCCGAATCTGATTGCCCAGTTCTCCTCAATCTGTGAAGGTATCTTGCCTGTTTTCTTTGCCCAGAGTGCGTAGGCAGACTCAAAGGGGTTTAGCCCCATGATTGTTGAAATCTCTGATCCGCCGATTGAGTCCTTGCGAGCGTTGTGCCACTCGTCAGAACCAGCTTCGAAGACTCCGAGTAGGGTTGCGTTGTTGAACTTCTCAGGTGCGTGTGTTTTGAACATGGTCATAGTTTCTACCCTGCCTCTGACATTTTCAACTTCTGTAATTTCCATTCGGATAAAAACTTTGTGCCTTTTTGTAAATTGCAAGTCAGGCAAGATGCGGCTAAATTGCCTATTTTGTGCGCCCCTCCTCTAGAGAGGGGGATAATGTGGTCAATAGTCCCAGAGGTTGCTTTTCCACAATAAAGACAACCCATAGCCCTAAGTCTTTGAATTTCTCTAGCTGTTACTCGAAAAATACCATTTTGTTGTTTTCTTGCCCTGCGTAAAATTTGCTTCAACTGTCCAATTTCAGGCCTGACTACTGATTTCTGTCTGTCTAAAACTTTTTGCCTATTTTTTTGATAATAAATTCTTGATGCAACTCTTTTTTCTGCAAGCAGCTTTTCCCTGTGTTGGGCTTTATAAATTTGTTGATATAGCTTGTTTTTTTCTTTATTGATTTCCCTGTAATACCTACGGCAATTACTGCATTGCAAAGAAAGCCCGTCTTTAGTGGACTTGTCTCTGGAAAAATGGCTTAGGGGATAATTTGATTTGCATCGAGAGCATCGCTTAGAATCGGTCATGTTGGACTCCTCTTTGGTCTGACCATGCCCCGGGGTGTTTCCGCACCGCCGGGGTCTTTATCTATCTATTCTAAACCCTGCTTGATACAGTTTCCCTATGGCACATTTTGATGAAAAGCATTACCGATTGCTTAGGGCAATTCATGAAGCTGGCGGTGTGCCATGTGAGGAATTTCCAGAGTTATTTTTTCCCGATGAAATCCGAGACGAGACACGCCGAAGGCTGTCTATAGTGATCGCCAAGAAACTCTGCGACACCTGCCCCGTCAAGGCCGAGTGCTTTAGGTATGCGGTTGAGTCGGGTCAGAAGTATGGGATTTGGGCAGCGACTCTTCCGAGTGAGCGTTAGTCCTTCTTGAAGGCTACTGAGGTCAGGATTGAAAGAAGCCCTGCGCCGAGTGATACCGATGCAAGCGAAGCCCAGTCAATAGCAAACAGACCGATTGAGCCTGTGCCTAGGACAGCGATTGCAGACTGAGCAACAGTCTTGATTGCTCTTTCCCCTGCGTAGCTCCAGAACTCTAAACTAAATATCCTCATCATGTGCCTTTCTAGTTTTTACATCTTCGTAAGTAGCAAAAGCAGTATAAGCGGTCAGGATGATA